CCTTCGAGAACTTCATTGCGACAGATTCTGGCAAGAATTTGTCTTCTCCATAGACAAAAACAACATCTTGCAATTCGCCATTGGTAATAATTTGGTGAATGCGTTTTGGATTATTCAGCGTCAAACTGGAATCAATGACTTTCAAGAATTTTTCTGATTTTTCTAAAGACATAATTTGTCCTTCTGTGATGGGGGTTAAAAGACAGATAAGGGGGAATTACCCCCCTTACCAAATTGATTAGTTTGCGGAGTATGGAAGCTGAACAGGCAACTTGAAGAAACCCTCAGCTGTATCTGTTCCTGCTGTCAGTGTGTAAGTGATGGTTTTACCACCCATTGACACGTTTGCCTCTGGAGCTTTGTCGCCAGCGTTTGCGGAGTCTTGAACATATAGCAATGCGCCTAATGTCAATGCACCGTTTGCTAGTGATGCTTTAACAGTGCCTACCGAAGCAACTGAACCAGTCACAATAAAACCATCAGCATCACCGGAATCGGAGCTGAGAGTACCAAGATCAACTGTTTCTGTTGCGTCCGCTGTCAAAACATTGATACCTACGCCAGTAGGAAGAACCATTGCGCCAGTCGGGATAGCAAATCCTGTGCTTGTCTCTGTGGTTGCTGTGGTGTCAGCGATTGAGAATGGAATGACATACACGGTATCAGTGCGTCCTTTATCAATACTGATAGATTCACCAGAGGGAACAACTGCTTTTGCAACAACGAAGTGGCCGCTTGGGGCTTGCACGTACAAGTCAACGGAAACAACGGTATCAGCAACATAGAAGTCAAGTTTACCATTTGTCAAAGTGATTGGGTTGGCGAGAGCCGCCCCAGCTTTTGTGTAAAGGGTTTCTTTTTGTGCATCGCCAACTTTAGCGACATACGCCTTACCGCCAGATCCATCAATGGACTTGCCAGAAACAGTGTCGAGTAGTTGAATAGAATAATGTTTCATAACATTTTCTCCTGATTTGAGTGAAAAATGAAAAAGTAGGTAGCCCCGTAGGGCTACCCGTTTACATTAAATGACTGCCGCTGTTTTGACTGTGATCATGCCATAGTCTTGTGCGGCTGTGGAGGATGCTGTTGGCTTAAATTGTGGTTTAAGCATTCCAAGCATTTGCTCATAACCGACACCCGGCTTACGGCCATAGTCGTTCTTGTCAGCTTCGCACCATTCGCCGCCACCAAGAGTGGTGAAGCCAAGAGCACCAGCACCGAAGAGCTGCGCCTGAGCACCCTCAACAGTACCGCCAGAGCCCCATTTGGAGCCAGAAGCCAAGCCAGAGGTATTGATAGCTTTTCTGTGATCGTACAGAATTAGACCATCAATAACCGCAATGGCGTTTTTGAACAGTGGGTTATTCGATCCACGTTCTGCACCGTTCGCAACGATGGTCTTATAATCTGTATCCAGAATAAGATCGCGGCGTTGTTCGGTGGTTAGCACCATCGCGTAGTATTCCTTACCGCCTTGACGGATAGGACGGATACCCTCACGAGCAGCCTTTGTCTTGGCAGTTACGCACAAAGACCAAGACATTTTATCAGCCGCCGTTAAAGTAGCCTCAGATGTAGCGGAGCCAGCATAAACAAGACGGTTAGAGCTTGCAGCAACAACATCAGACGCAAAAGCCAGTTGTGGCAGTTGTGAGTTTGTACGAGTTGCAAGGTTGGTCTTCAAAGTGAAGGCGCGACCACCAGCAACAAGGAACATCAGCTCATCAATCTTGTCAGGCAACCAGAACGCCAGTTTATCCTTAGCTTCCTCACGGAAACGGATAACAGTGGCTTGTTCGGCCATTTTACCCTTGGATTTAACAGCGTTTGACAGCATATCAATTTTGAGAGTTTGCGCTCCATTGACCAAAGGCTCTTCTTGCCCAGTCAATTCGTTGTCACCAGCGACACCATCATTCTCAAGCTCGTTTACCAATTGCATTACGCACTCAAGGCCGCGCTCGGTCTTGGTCAGTTCAGTAATACGATGAATTGGTGTGTTTCCGTTTGTGCCAACGAAACCGTTGCTCATCCAGAAAGATTCATCGCGGAATTGCTTCCAAAGTTTAGCAGCCCATACTTTTTTCTGGGCGACATCTAAAGCACCAAAGTCAGTTACAGCCATATTTTTTCTCCTTGATATGGTTGGGACCCAAGTGCCGACTGGCTCAGGAGTCCTATTTTGATTTAATACCTGTCGCTCGTTCCAAAAGTTCTGGATTTTTTGTCAACATATCGGCCAATTGATCTTCGTCCATTTGTTCGATTTGATCTTTTGTTACTTCCTTGTCGAATGTTCCAATTCCTTTTGGCATTTGCGGAGGTTGCCTGTTAGCGAGTTCCAATTTATCAGCGCGGTTTTGCGCCTTCTCAGAAATCGCTGGGGTTTGTGATGGCTGTTGGTTCTGAATAAGATGCTGGGCATATTGGGGGCCGTATTTATCGGTAAGAGCAGCTTTTTCGCGTACAAGGGCAATCTTTGACTCTGGTTTCCCATCGTTTGGATTTATCCCTTTGGCTAGAAGGCTCGCTACCGCATCGCTCGTGATCTGGTTCCATACACCGTTTTTCAGATGCTCAGGTAATTGGTCAATCGCGGCGATGTACGGGTGCTTTTGCTGCAATGTCAGGGCTTCCTGATTGATTGTCTGCGCAATGTTGTTTGCGATGACAGTCTCGGTTGCCACTGTTCGTGAATTTTGCTCAATTTCGTTTACACGTTTGAGCTGATGTTCACGAATTTCCTTGTCCAGAGACACCATCTGTTTCTGCATTTCTGCGTATCCGATGTCACCGTCCTCATATTTCTGTGCGAGTTCAATTTTCTTGTTCTCAGCCGCATCAATTTGAGTAGCAAGGTCTGTTGCAGGGTTAGCGTCCCCTTTTGGAGTATCAGACTGTGGCACATCCGCTGTGGCGGTGGCTTTGTTCGATAAGGCTTTGCTTTGAACGTCAATGATCCCTTTTTGGTAATTCACTGTGTCTTCAAGAGCTTTTGCCTTGTTAATAACTTGGTTTAGGCGTTCGATAGGAACCATTTTCTCTGGTTTATCGTCAGCAGCAGGAGCTTGTTCCTGAGGTTTACCGGTTGTCTCACCGTCTTCGCTTGCAAGTTCGGATTCTTCATCAGAACCCTCATCATCGCTCACTTGGTTGGCTTTGGCTTCCGCTCTCAGCTTCTCTTCCGCTTCTGACAAATCTGCCAGCATAGGGTCGTTTTCCGCTTCAATCTCCCAATCTTCCTTTTCGGCTACAACTGGGGTGTTATTAACATCCAAATTTTCAGCATTATCATTATCAACAGTCATAATATGTTCCTTCTCGTTGAACCAACGGTTACGCCCGATGCACGGCGGCTGCTTCGATGAATGACACCTCATCGTGGTGGTTACGCCCGAACCTCGGCGGCAGGGTGGAAAAAGAATAAAAAAAACCGCCTCACGCGAAATGCGCAAAGCGGCTTGATTGTTTCAATACCATCTGGATGAGATTCTACGGTTGTTTCAGAAAAAAGGCAATAGTTTCCTTTCCGCTTGCCTCCCCTCCCGAAACAGAAGGTTCTCACGGATTAGGCAGATAGCTTTCCAATCGGGTATATTCAGAGTGCGTTTTATCATGCGCCACCATGCCTCCCCCATTGGATAACCAATGATATGGGGTCATCTGCTCTGACTTCTCATCGCCTCACTATCAAGGCTATTGACGCTAGGAAAACCGTTTTTTGGTAAAGTTCGCGCCCGATTATCTGCTTTTACTGGTCTGGAAGCAGCAACAGTGAGGCGCACATCTAAAAATTATGCTTTACAAGGTGGGTTTTTTATGGGAGAAATGTCCTTGCAAACACTAAATTTTCTAGCAGGGGCTGCGCCCACAGACCTGCTAGATTTTTTTTACCCATTTTACAAAAACATTTCAACATAAAAAACCCCACCAGCTTTTAAACTGGCGGGGCCTTCAACGTCATAACCTAGAAAGGAGGTCGTACCGAAGTACCTAGTTTCCCATTGCTGGCGGCTTGTTTGTCTGCTTGGTGTCGATAGTCGTCACCTCGCCAGCTTGGAAATTCAGTGTGACAGAGCCATAAAAGTTAGGCTCAATGTCG